AATGTCCGCACTGTGGACGCCATACAGAGCTTGTATGGCCCGACTGCATGGAAATAAGAGGAGAGGCAGTATCAGACCCACGATGCCAAGAATCGTACCTGAAGTGCAAGGAATGCGGTCACAAGCTCGATCACGAAACAAAGGCGGAATGGCTGAATCTGAAAAACTGTACTTGGGAAGCAACGGAAGCTAATGACCCCGATAATCGTAGTTTTCAGATTAACCAGCTTTACAGTTTTACCGTTTCACCAGGAGAAATCGTTGTTGCTCATTTTCGCGGTCTTGGTGATGAAGCTGCGATGGTTGAGTTCAACAACTCAAAACTTGGACAACCTTATGTACCAGCAGGAGGCTTGGTAACAGATACAGAAATTGAAGCAGCCGTTGGTCCATATTCAAAGAGTGATCCACGTCCGACAACTGGTGGTGAACGTTGCATTTGTATGGGTGTTGACCAGGGCAAAATGAATAATGTTGTGGTGATGGAATACCTTTTCGATCAATACAGTAATGATTTGAACGTGGCAGCTTTTGGTCGATTACTTTGGGAAGGAAAACTTCCTGGTGATAACTTCGAGGAACTTGATAGGTTAATGCGTGAGTGGCAAGTTCTCGGCTGTGTAATTGATGCTGACCCGCAAATCAATGATGCAAGACGCTTTGCCCGACGCTTTCATGGCTATGTGTATCTATGCAGGTATCGACGTGGAGTTACAGGAAAAGAGGTTCAAGTAGCAGAAGAAGAGGGTGGTGCTCCTATTGCCACTGTAGATCGAACTAACTGGCTAGATGCTGCTTTAGGACGATTTCATAGTGGACGTATTCAGATTCCGGCGGACATTAGTATGGAATTTCGGGACCACATGAAAAACGTGGTCAGAACCTATGAAAAGGATGAACTCAACAATCCTCGCGCTGCGTACATAAACACCGGAGCGGACCACTTTGTTCATGCTTTGACATACGCTGAAATTGCCTTGCCTTTGGCGGCAGGAATTGTTACGGGGCGGGATATTGGCACGTTTCTATAAGGGAGATAGGTAATGGCTTACAGTGGATTCTCAGTCACCGAAACGCGAAATCCGCAATACTTCCATGACATGCTCTATTGGGAGAAATGGCGAGAAGTGTATGATGGCGGTGAAACTTACACCAGTAGGTATCTGAGAAAGTTTACCGAGCGAGAGACGGATACTGATTTCAATACTCGCATGGCCATAACTCCAACACCAACTTATGCAAAAGCCGCAATCAATGATGTTCGTAATGGCATTTTTCAACGGATGCGAGATATTATGCGGCGTGGTGGTTCTCAAACTTACATGAAAGCGGTGGCAGGTGAAAATGGTGGCGTAGACCGAAAAGGAAGCACGATGAATGGCTTTCTTGGCATCGACGTACTCACAGAATTATTGGTAATGGGAAAAGTCGGTGTTTACGTAGACATGCCACAACTAACAGGACCGACATTAGCTGATATTGGAAATGCACGTCCATATCTCTATCTGTATCAAGTGGAAGATATACTTGCATGGTCAGTAGCCAAACCAGATGATCCAACTGAGTTTCAAGCACTTCTTCTCAGAGATATTGGGGTTGATTTTACTCAGCATGAAATCTACAATATCAAACTTCCAGATGGTGAGTATGAAAGGTATCGCTTGATTTGGGTTGATGAGAAAACTGGCTTTGTCAATGTTCAATTTTATGACGATGAATCCAATCCAATAACACCTGATGGCTACCCGTCTGATGGAACACCTATCACTTTAGCATTAAAACGAATTCCATTTGTTCTCTTGGATATTGGAGATAGCTTACTGAAAGATGTTTCCAATCATCAGGCGGCTTTGCTAAACTTGACTTCAAGTGATGTTGCCTATGCCTTGAAAGCTAACTTTCCTTTCTATACTGAACAACAGGATGTAAGGGCTGTTGGAGATCACTTAAAGCATCCAGTAAATCCAGATGGTTCAGCAATGACTGGCGGGCAGCGTGCCTTTGGAAAAGAAGTGAAGGTAGGACCAACTCATGGACGTATTTATGACTTGAGGGCAGAGCGTCCAGGCTTCATTCATCCCTCTCCAGAGCCACTGGAAGCTTCATTAAAGCTCCAGGAAAAATTGGAAGATGATATTCGGAAGCTTGTAAATCTTGCTGTAACAAACAAAATTGGAAAGCGTGCAACTTCGGCCGAAGCTCTCAAAATGAGCGATCAGGGGTTGGAAGCCGGACTTTCCTACATCGGCTTGGTTTTGGAAAATGCTGAGCGAAAAATTGCTGGATATTGGGCTGCGTATGAGCAGAAGAATGTGAAGAAGCGCCAAATAGCTACCATCAAGTATCCTGATCGGTACAGTTTGAAGACTGATTCAGACAGAATCATTGAAGCTGGTAAGCTTTCAGAACTTATGTACACTGTTCCTGGAAACACAGTCAAGAGAGAGTTGGCCAAGAATATCGTGGTGGCATTGTTGGCAGGCAAGGTTAATGTTGAAACCTTGGACAAAATCTTTGCTGAGATTGATGCTGCTGAGTATACCACAAGTAATCCCGACATTATCTTGCAGGCAAAGGAAGCAGGTCTCGTCAGTGAAAAAGTAGCTTCAATGGCACTTGGTTTTCCAGAAAATGAATACCTACAAGCCAGAGAAGATCACTTGTTAAGGGTAGAAAGAATCCTTGAGTCACAAACCTCCATTAAGCAAAGTCAGGCAGATGGAAGTCCTGGTGCAAGGGGTGTTGCTGATCTATCACAAAATGCTTCGGAAGAAGCAAAATCCGAAAGACAAACTGCTACGGATACCACATTAAAGGACACTACGAAGAAACCCGTCCGTGGCGAAGCCAAAGCAGTATAAGAGGAGACAAGAAAATGCTTCCAGTACGAGTTGCGAAACAGTCTTACAGTGAATTTCATACTGGTCAAGGTACAGCGGGGGCGGCAAAAGCTGCTCTAACTGCCAATGCTTGGGAAGCGAAGCATGGAGTTTTTGTTCGGAACCATGATGGTGCCAATTCTGTTTACGTTGGAGACAGTGATGTTACAGTCAATACTGGTTTTCAACTCGCTGCTGGTGATGATATTTGGATTCCAGTTATTGCAGCCAGTGACCTTTATGTGATTACTGGTGGAGCTTCCGTTGATTATAGCTTCCTAGTTGTGTAAGGATAGGATCATGTATTCTTACTACGGTACAGTTGAAGAAGCGAACACCTACTTTTCAAACCGTCTTTTTGAAGAGGCATGGACTGATGCCTCCTCTGAAGATAGGGTGAAGGCGTTAATTCGTGCTACCCAAATCATTGATGGACTTAGTTTCAAAGGAGAAAAAGCCGCAGTTTATGCCGTGATGTACGATGAAGAGGGAGAATTGATTGATGACGTAACGGAAGAAGAGATCATGGAAGCGGAAGCATCGCAAGAACTAGAATTTCCCCGTGGCTGGGATACGGAAATTCCAGATCAAATAAAGATCGCCTGCTGGGAAATTGCACATGCGTTGCTAGATGGAGTTGATCCTGACCTTGAATTAGAAAACCTGGGAGTGGTCAGCCAGGGCATTGCATCTGTTAGAACAACTTACAACAGGAATCATACGTTGATTGAACATATAATGAACGGTGTTCCTAGTGCCGCAGCGTGGAGATACCTACGACCATTCCTGCGCGACAGTGATGCAATTTTACTAAGTAGGGTTGACTAACATTTGTTAGGAGAGACTAGATGAATTACAACGAGTTGTACCGACTGTACTCAAATCCTGTTTTGGCCTGCTACGAAGATGAAGGTAGTGAAGGCGAAGGTGTCGAAGGCGAAGGCGGTGATGGTGGTTATGAAGGCCGTGCAAAGGCGGCTGCTGAAGAGGCGCGACGGGCACAAGAAGAGGCTGAACGAAAGGCAGCAGAAGCCAGAGAGGTAGCTGCTGAGGCGCAACGTAGTCGTGAAAAAGCATTTTCAAAGGAGGACTTGAATCGAATTCTAGCTGATGATCGCCGAAAGCATACGGAAAAGTATACAAAGCTTGAACAAAGTTACAAGCAAATCTTGGCTGACAAGAGCTTGCAAAAGGAGCAACGAGCTAAGCTTGAGGCTGAATTGGCAGACTTGCAGAAGTCATTTCGCACCAAGGAACAACAGGCTGAGTACGAGCGAAAGCAAGAAAGAGAACGATTCAAGTCAGAACTCGACACGACAAAGACGGCGGCCCAGCGATGGGAAACACTATACAAGAGTTCCGTTATTGATCGGTCTCTGCAAGATGCTGCTGTAAGTGCTGAAGCCTTCAATCCTCATCAAATTGTTGGCCTTTTGCGGCCAATGACAAAGATGCAGGAAAAAACTGACGAGCAGGGCAACAGTCTTGGTAAGTTTACACCTTTGATTGACTTCCCCGACATTGACGAGAAGAGCGGGGAACAAGTCATCACTCTAAGAACCCCCGAAGAAGCTGTACAACGTATGAAAGAGTTGCCTGAACTTTATGGCAATCTTTTCAAGTCAAACGTAGTCAGTGGTGTCGGAGCAGGTTCCGCCACCGGCGGCGCATCGCCGGGTGAAGGAGGTCGTGTCGATCCTACGAAGCTCACTCCTGAGCAATATCGTAAGATTCGCAAGGAAAACCCTGAAGCCTTGGGACTTCGACGGCGACCTAGTTAAAGAAAGGGGCCATGTGGTTTGTTCAGTTGCCCAGTTTCGGGCGACGAAAACTGTTTTTTCCTCGCCCTAAGAAAAGGGCTAAGTAACCCAAATTGAGGAGTAGCGCAATGAATTTGCTTTATAGCAACCCTGTCTTGGCTTGCTATGCCAATGACAATGACGCGCTGGTTCCGGAGCTATGGGCACAAGAGGGTCTGGCGATTCTCGAAGAGAACATGGTCATGGCCCGCTTGGTCTACCGGGATTTCAGCAATGAAGTCGCCAACTATGGTGACGTTGTGAATACACGTCGGCCCGGCACCTTTACCGCTAAGCGGAAGACGGATTCCGATAACGTTGAAAGCCAGGATGCCGTCGCAACGAACGTGCAGGTTCCTCTTGACCAGCACGTTTACGTCACGTTTACAATCAAGGACGGTGAGGCCAGTAAGTCCTTCCAGGACCTAGTGGAAATGTACCTCACCCCGGCCGCCCAGGAAATGGCTAGCTCCGTTGACCGCATTCTTTGCGGCCAGGTCCACCAATTCCTTGCCAACACGGCTGGAAACCTGATGGAAATGGACGAAGACAATGCCAAGGATTACCTATTGGCTGCCCGTGAGAAGATGAATGTCAACAAGGCTTACCCCAGCGGGCGTAACCTTGTCTTGTCACCTTCGTCTGAAACCGAGCTATTGAAGACTGAGCTATTCATCAGTGCTGAAAAGCGTGGTGATGCCGGCACAGCCCTTCGGGATGCCAGCCTTGGTCGTGTACTAGGCTTTGACACGTACATGGATCAGAACGTGCCGAGTCTATTGAAGGCCACCACCAGCTATGCTGATGGTGAGATCAATGAAGCCGAGCCTGTGAACGAGACGACACTAAACGTTTCCATCCTAGCCTACCAGGTTGTGGATGGTGAATACGTTTGGGTTGAGGGCGAAGGAAAGCCCCATGTTGTTGATTCGGCCGCAGACGACGGCACCAACACCAACAGTATCGTACTCACGGAAGGTTTGGAAACGGGCGTCAGTGCCAACGACGTTGTAACAGTCTTCAAGGCTTGTTACGTCGATAATACCGCCACTTACCCCGCGGGCTATTCAAAGGCCCTCGGTGTGGACGACGGCGCTGATGGCGTGCTAGCCACGCCACCGCAGCAAGGGCAGCTAATCTCGTTTGGTACGGGTGCCTCTCGGCATACGTACACGATTATCAGCATTGCTGTGGACCCCGACGACGCCACCCGTCACCTGATGTGGTTGGATCGTCCGCTGGAGGCTGCTGTGGCGAACAACGCTGCCGCATTCCCCGGCCCGTCGGGTTCACTCAACTTGGCCTTCCATCGGAATGCCTTGGCCCTCGTCTCTCGGCCGCTGGCCCTGCCGAACAATGCCCTTGGCGTTCGTTCCAGTGTCGGTAGCTACAATGACGTAGCCATGCGTGTTTCGATGCAGTACAATATTTCCAGCCAGGGCACAATCGTCACGCTCGACCTACTCTGCGGAGTGGCCGTGCTAGACGCGAACCTTGGTTGCGTACTGCTTGGCTAAAGCTAAGACTTGAATACTGGGCGGGCAACCGCCCGCCCAGTTTCTTTTCTTCTCTAAAGGAGCGCAGTATGGGTGATACAGTGTGGACCGGGCTGATTTCTAATTTTGGCCCCCTGGTTGGAATTGTGCTGTTTTTCATCTGGCGCGATTGGAAACGAGAAGACGCGCTTTCCGTAAGGGTTGAGAAACTCGAAGACTATCAACGAGAAACTTTGGTAAATCTTGTAGAACGGTCAACAACTGCATTGGCACAAAATGCCGAATGCCTTAGTTGGGTTGCCCGTGTGATGGAACGACTTTGTAGTCGTTGTCCTTTCGTAGAAGTTACCGAACCACCGCAAGGCGTGAAAGATGTTGAGCGGCGTTAATCGGAGCATGAATCGTTTTATCCGACGAACCCTGTACAGCCTAAAAAGGCAGTATGGTGGGCGAGTCGATGTTTACAAACTGATAGAAACAGAAACGGATTATGAGACAGGTGAAAAAACGTATGATCGCACCATGATTACGGTTGCAAAGTGCATCGTTTTACCTGTGAAAATACAGCGGGAGGCTGTTCAGTCAATTTCCATCATATCAGCGAATAAAGAGTTCGTTTATGGTGGCACCTATGACGCCGGTACTCGCACATTTCTAATTGATGCCAGAGATTTGCCTGATGGGTATGAGATAGCGAATGATGATTGGCTCGTCTACAATAGTCGTCGCTACGAGATTAAGACTATCAGTGAATTTGAGCAACATACCGGTTGGGTAGTTATTGGCAAAGAAGTCAAAGGTGTACGACCCGAGCAGATATTCCACATGAAGGTGGATAGCTGGTTGGATGTTGAAGATGAAGCAGAGAATTCATGATGAACATAAATCTAGCTCGTTGGACAATGGCATCAATTGCCGTTTATTTTAAGGCTGTTTCCGATAGTCTCAGCCTCACGTTTTTCGTTGAAGGTGTCGATGAACGTGAGGAGGATACGATGCGGAGTGAACATGCCGAGTTACGTGTCAATGGTCCCTTTGTTAGAGAAATCAGCCACGGCTATTGGAGAGTTCATCTGGATATAAATGTTCTCTTGACAGACCAAATGAAAATGTCAACTGAGGACGCATACAACATCAATCGTTGGGGTGGCGAATTTTTGAAAGCCATGACGGAGAACATTCCCATTTATCGATTTGGGACTGGAGCCGACGATGATGGCACCCTAGTTGGTTGCTTAACTCAGCGGACGGGGTTTAGCGAACCAGCGCGTTTGATCCACTTTGGTCAAATAAGACGCGAAGACCGTATCCGGCAGGCCGCTGTGGATGGTCGATTTGAAATGTTCCTTTCGATGTAATTATGTGGTATCTATACAGCATTACTAATTGGATCAATGGAAAGCAATATATTGGTATTGCTACAAATGTTGGTCGTCGATGGATTGAACATAAGTGTGGACATGGTTCAAAACTTGTGTATCAAGCAATCCAAAAGTACGGTATTAAGAATTTTGCTTTTGATGTTCTTTATGAAGGTGACGAAAGTAGTATTAAACAACTGGAAGTTATCTTAATTGAACAATTAAATGCAAAAGCTCCACACGGGTATAATCTTACTGGTGGCGGTGAAGGATCAACTGGTTGGAAACCCGACGTTAAAACACGTAGGAAAATGAGCCAAGCACATAAAGGTAAACGAAATGGAATGTACGGTAGAAAACATAACGAGGAAGCAAAAGAGAGAATTCGCGCCGCGGCAAAAGGTCGATCAAATCCAACGCGAGCCGAATTAAATAGGGCTTATAAAGGATCAGCTAACCCGCGAGCAAGGACTGTAAGAGTCAATGGGAAAATATTCCCATGTTTACAAGATGCTGCTAAGGCACTTGGTATAAAGGCTGGAACTTTACGACAACGATTTTCTCGGTATAGAAAGTCAGGGGACTGGCCTATTGGATGGGGCTACGTGATCCCTTAAATTACTCAACAAAAGGAGGCTAACATGGCCCGTATTGAGCTAAATTTCTTGGCTCCGTTTTAGAGTAATCTAAAATGTTAAACTGAGCTATATGCTGGAAACTCTGGGTATCTTACAGTACGCACGACGTAACAATCTGTTAAGTGCAGACAATCAGCAGGAAAGACTCTAGGAATGAGAATCCTCAACGACTATACGCTCAGCCCCTGTTAAACAATTAAGGATGATGTGAGGGTGAAGATATAGTCTGTTCTGCATGGCGACATGCAGAGGTTAGCAGAAATGACTAACCCACCACTTTGTGGAGGTAACAGAAAGTAGAGATGCCACTATCCGCATTAAAGACGGCCTTAGTGGCACTGCCGTAATTGAAGAAACAACACCGGGAGCCACGGACACCGATGTTGATATCAATACTGTAAATCTGAACACTGATATTACCACAAAGGTTCCTATCGGCGCGCGATTTACGGTCAATACAGCAAACAACACTACAACCTATACTGTGACCGATCGCACACTCAATGCAAACGATACCGAAAACATTGAGTTTACCCCTGCATGGGGCACACCAACACCGTCACAGTCTGACGTAATTACATTTACGTCACAGCAAATCGAAGTAACCATCGGTGAAGGTAACTTGACTTGGACCGAAGCGAAGGAATACGAGTACCTATTGGATCGTGGTGATCTTGACACGGTTAAGGAAGGGGACGAGCAACCGCTTGAAATCTCCCTTGACTTTGTATACGAGTACATCACAACAGGTACGAGTGAATCTGTCACTCCTGTTGATGCAGTCAAGGGCTCTGGTGGAGCCGCAGAATGGGTTTCTGCTGCTGATGACCTTTGCGAACCTTATGCCGTGGATATTGAAGTTCTACACTGTGTTCCGTGTGGCACAGATGAAGACGAATTGGTTGTGTTCCCTGATTTTCGCTATGAAAGCCTGGAGTACGACTTGAGTGCTGCAACAATCTCAATGTCTGGTCACTGTAACGTGAGCGAAGCTACCGTTACACGCGATGACTATGATGATTGTGCCTAAGTTTAAGGTCGAAGGTGGGGTGGTCTACCCACCCCACCTATCTTTAACAATACTGTGAGAGGGAGAAAAAACATGCGAATCGGTGGAAAAGAAGTGAGTGGACCCAACGAGGAAGTCCTTGTTCTACCACGTTTGACTGGTGACATTGTAATCAAGACACGAGCCGTCACTGATATGGAGCCCTTTGAAAAGTTGGTTCCTGAGCCAAAGGCCCCAGGAAAACTTACAAAGGATGGTTGGATTCCACAGTCAAATGACAAAACCTACCTACAGAAAGTTGCGCGCTACAACGAGCAACGTTTTGCCTACATCGTAGTAAACTCACTCGTTCCTAGCGAGATTGAATGGGAGACAGTGCAACTAGACAATCCCAAAACTTGGACCGATTGGGACAAGGAATTGCGCGGCGCTGGTTTTTCTGATGTCGAAGTGAATCGAGTAATCGTTTGTGTAATGCAGGCGAATGCACTTGATGAGGCAAAACTGAAGGAAGCCCGTGAGCTTTTTCTACGTGGGATGGCGGAGGAGTCGGTCGAATCCTCTGGCCGCCCAACAGAACTGGAGACTACGCCATCTGGCGAGCCTGTGAACGAGTAGGAATAAGACCACCAGGTGCCAAAGAAACTTGGGATGATTGTGACGCTTGGACACAGGCCAAGATTATCGCTTACGACCAAACACGACAACATGAAGAAGGCGAAGAGAAGAAGGCAATAATGGGAGGAGGAAAAACCCCGCCAGCCGCAAAGACGAATCGCCCCCGTGGAAGGCGTAAACGACGATGAAGTTCACCTACAAATTTCGCGCCCCTGAGCTTGATTTAGCTGCTTACAGGCGGCATCTAAGCAAATATATGGAAGATTGGCTAAAGCAAGCAGGGCGCGAATGGCTACAAGCAACTGTTCTCGCAGTTATTCCCACATGGTCCCGTGCGTCAAGAGCAACGTTCCAAAAACTCGCTCAAGAACTAGGAACCAGTATTCCATATGGCCCTCAAAAAAGTTTGAAGGATCGAACGGCCTTGGGTTTGGCAACCGGAAGTGATAGCGGACTGCAACTTGATCCTGATAATGCTCGGTGGCATTTTAGATACCATAGTACACTTCGGTATCTTGCGTACAATGAATACAATCGAGTGGTTTACGGACAAGCTCCGAACGTTTTTTCCCGCTCCGGTCTACGGCATCCAACTCCTTACCACTTTCAAGAGAAAGGCAAAAAGGCATTTGAAGAGTTTT